GGTCGTTTGTGTGTGCACAAAACCGCTAGCGTTAGCGGTCTAGGCTCATAAACGCTTGCGGCGCAAGGGATCTCACCCGGTTGCAAAATGGTCTCGGTCTAAGACCGTTTAGCGGCGTTTAGGACCAGTTAAGTTAAGGCTAATGGTGCTTAACGCTTTCGAGTGCTGGTTACGTTCGCTGAGTTTGCTGCGATTCGTGGATGCACGAAAGCGGCAGTGACTCATGCCAGCAAGAGCCGCATCGCTGCGGCGGTGGTGATCAAAGATGAAAAGAAATGGCTTGATCGCGATCTGGCGTTGGAGCTATGGAACAAGAACACGCAGGCGACGCACTGCAGCAAGGTGAGTCAACCGGATCCGGTTGACCCAAAGGAGCTACGCAGCGCGATCGATAAGTTGCCTGATGACGCGATCCCGGATCTCAACGAGAGTCGCGCGAGACGCGAGCATTATCAGGCTGAGCTGGCGAAGCTGCAAGTGACGCAGCAGCGTGGCGATCTGGTGCCAGCGGAGGATGTGAAGAAGGACGCGTTCCAGGTGGGCCGCAGCATTCGCGAGGCGCTGGCTAATTTGGCCGATCGGTTGAGTCATCAGCTGGCGGGCGAGACGGACCCGACGGTGATTCATGAGGTGCTGACGCGCGAGCATCGGGATGCGCTGCTGGCGCTGGCGGAGGTGGAGGCGTGAGCGTCTGGCGCGCTGGGTTCATGGAAGGGCTGCGGCCTGAGCAACCGTTGACGGTGAGCGAGTGGGCGGATGCGCACCGAAGGCTGAGCAGCAAGGCAAGCGCGGAGCCTGGGCCATGGCGCACGAGCCGGACGCCGTACCTGCGCGAGCCGATGGACTGCCTGAGCAGCAGCAGCTTGGTGCAGCGGGTGGTGATGATGTTTGCTGCGCAGACGGGCAAGACCGAGGCGGGCAGCAACTGGCTGGGGTATGTGATCGATCACGCGCCGGGTCCGATGCTGTGCGTGCAACCGACGGTCGAGATGGCGAAGCGGCTGAGCAAGCAGCGGCTGGAGTCGATGATCACTGAGACGCCAGTGCTTGCTGAGAAGATTGCTCCGGCCAGGGCGAGGGACTCGGGCAACACGATGTTCTCGAAGGAGTTCCCCGGCGGGATCATGCTGCTGACCGGTGCCAACAGTGCGACGGGGCTGCGGTCGGCGCCATGCCGCTACCTGTTCGCTGATGAGGTGGATGCGTTCCCGAATGACGTGGATGGTGAAGGCGACCCGGTGGCGCTGGCGGAGCGGCGGACGACGACGTTCGCGCGGCGCAAGATCCTGCTCACCAGCACCCCGACGGTGAAGGACTTCAGTCGGATTGAGGCGGAGTATTTGCGGAGCGATCAGCGGCGGTTCTATGTGCCGTGCCCCAGTTGCGGCGGGATGCAGTGGCTGCAATGGCCGCGGCTGAAGTGGGACGCAAAGCGGCCGGGTGATGTGCAGTATGAGTGCGAGCATTGCGGCGAGCGGTTCGAGGAACTGCACAAGCCGGCGATGCTGCGCGGCGGCGAGTGGCGCGCGACAGCACCGAGCGATGGCAGGACTGCGGGCTTCCAGCTGTCGGGGCTTTACAGCCCGTTGGGCTGGTGCAGCTGGGAGCAACTTGTTGATGACTTCCTGCGGGCGAAGGCTGACGCGCCGGCGTTGAAGGCGTTTGTGAATACGCGACTGGCCGAGACCTGGGAAGAGGATTACGCGGCGTCGGTGAGCGCTGATGGGCTGCTGGCGAAGCGGAAGGACTTCGCTGCTGGCATGTGCTCCGACGGCGTGGTGCTGCTGACTTCCGGCGTTGACGTTCAGGACAACCGGTTGGCGGTGAGCGTGTGGGGCTGGGGCGAAGGCGAGACGGGCTGGCTGGTGTGGCACCAGGAGTTGATGGGCGACCCGACGCAGACGGAGGTATGGGCGCAGCTGGATCAGGTGCTGGCGACTGAATGGGATGCGGTCGGTGGCCGGACGCTACGGATCAGCCAGATGGCGGTGGACAGCGGCGGCCACTGCACCCATGAGACATACGCCTATGTGCGCGATCGGGTGCGGCAGGGTGTGGTTGCGATCAAGGGCAGCAGCAGACGCAACAGCCCGGCGGTGGGCAAGGGCAGCAAGGTGGATGTGAACTGGCGGGGCCGGGTGATCAAGCGGGGCGTGACGCTGTATCAGCTGGGCACCGACACGATCAAGACGACACTGTTCGGCCGGCTACGGCACAACGAAGGTGCGGGCGGATTGTTCTTTGGGCAGGCTGCTGATGCGGAGTATTTCAAGCAGTTGACAAGTGAGCGGCAGGCGCTGCGTTATCACCGCGGCTTTCCGATCCGTGAGTGGGTGAAGAAAGCAGGCGATCGGAACGAAGCGCTCGACTGTGCGGTCTATGGGTATGCGGCGATGCTGATCTACAGCCGGCGGATGAACAAGGCGACGATGTGGCAGCAGTTGCGTGATCAGTTGGAAGGCGGGAAGAAACCAGCGCTAAGATCGACACAGCAGTCCGCTCCGGCGGCTGCTAGTGGCTTCGTGAGCAACTGGTAGCCGTGCGCATCCCAAGCGAGATCAGAGCGGGCGACACGATCCAGTGGCGCGATGTCGAGGGCGTAGACAATCTCGGCAACGCGGTCAGCAGTGCCGCGTACACCCTGACCTATTACCTGCGGTTCAACGCTGCCAGCGAAGGCGCGACGGTGGTCGGCACTGCTTACGGCACGGGCTGGGAGTTCACGATCGCGGCAGCGACCAGCGCGGCCTTTGATGCCGGGACATGGTTCTGGCAGGCTGTCGCGACGAAGACAGGCAGCACGATCACGCTGGGCAGCGGTCAGCTGACTGTGTTGCGGTCACTGAGCTACAGCGGCACGCCTGGCGCGGTTGATGGCAGGTCGCAGGCGCAGCAAGACCTGGATGCAGTGCAGGCGGCGATCCGCGCGCTGGTGTCCGGCGGCGTGGTGCGGGAGTACACCATCGGCAGCCGCAGCCTGAAGAAGTACGAACTGGCGGATCTACTGCAGCTGGAGGCGAAGCTGAAGGCTGACGTGAAACGTGAGCAGATGGCGGATCTGATAGCCAACGGGCTGGGCAACCCCCACAATCTGTTTGTGAGGTTCTGAGATGGGACTGAGAACGCGGCTATTCCGGGCGATGGGGTTTGAACCGGTGCGGCCACGGCAGCGGGCGTATCAGGGTGCGCGGGTCAGCCGGCTGACGGCGGACTGGGTGACGAGCGGCACCAGCGCCGACTCTGAGATCAAGTCGAGTTTTAAGGCACTGCGCAACCGTGCGCGGCAACTGTGCCGTGACAACGACTACGCCAAGCAGGCGCTGCGCGCGATCCAGAACAACGTGATCGGGCACGGCATCCGCCATCAGGGGCAGGTGCGGATGCTGCGCGGCGGCAAGCTCGACGAGCTGCTGAATGGGCAGATCCATGAGCAGTGGGAACGGTGGATGCACAAGAGCCGCTGTGATGTGAGCGGCATCCTTGGCTTCCATGACATCGAGCGGCTGCTGATCCGCAGCATGGCCGAATCGGGCGAGGTCTTTGTTCGGATGATTAAGCGGCCGTTCGGCGACAGCCGGGTGCCGTTCGCGCTGCAGGTGCTGGAGGCTGACTATCTGATCGATGACGACGTGCCCCAGGCGGCTGAGGGCAACACGGTCAGGATGGGCATCGAGGTGGACCAATACCTGCGGCCGCAGGCTTATCACTTCTACGCTAACCACCCTGGCGATACCTACGCGGGCAACGCGCGCACCAACGGTCGGCGGATCCGTGTACCAGCTGATGAGGTGATCCATCTGTTCCTGCCGGAGCGGCCAGGTCAGACCAGGGGCGTGACGTGGTTCGCTTCGGCCCTGATGCGACTGCACATGCTGCAGGGCTATGAAGAAGCCGAGGTGGTGCGCGCGCGGGCGAGTAGCGCGCTGATGGGATTCATCACCAGCCCCGAGGGCGAGCTGATTGGTGATGCGGTCTACGAAGGCGAGCGCGTGAGCGAGTTCCAGCCGGGCGTGTTCAAGTATCTGCAGCCGGGCGAGTCGGTGACGGTGCCGGACCTGAACAGCCCTGACGGACAGCTGGAGCCGTTCACGCGGTCAATGCTCCGGGCTGTTGCTGCTGGTGTCGGCGTCAGCTTTGAGAGCATCAGCAAGAACTTCTCAGAGAGCAACTACAGCAGCAGCCGGCTGAGCCTGCTGGAGGAACGCGACACCTATCGGGTGTTGCAGCGGTACATGATCGAGAACTTCCACCAGCAGGTCTTTGAGCAGTGGCTCGACATGGCGGTGCTGAGCGGCGCGCTGAATCTGCCGGGCTATGAGAGCAACCCTGACCGTTACCGCGCCAGCCGGTGGGTGCCGCGCAGCTGGGAGTGGGTGGACCCGCAGCGTGAGGTCGACGCTTACAAGACCGCGGTGCGATGCGGCTTTAAGACGCTGGGGCAGGTGATCGCTGAGCAAGGCGGCGACCTTGAGGATGTGCTGGTCGCGCGCCAGGCCGAGCTGGCCATGCTCGACGAGATGGACATCGTGACCGACACCGATCCGAGTGAGGTCACATCTGGGGGATCTGCGCAGCCACCCCTGGGCATGGGAGCAATGCCGCCGTTCGACGACACCGAGCCGCCAATGGAAGAGGAAGAGTACGAAGAGGCATCAGTCCTTGAGGATCCGACCGAGGCGCCTGAGGATTGATGGCAACGATCAACGGGCAAGAGATCGACCTGATGCCGACCGATGGCATGAGGACTGAGGCCCAGCGTTACCGCGACTGGAAGGCCGAGGGCCGGGCAGGCGGGACGGAGGTGGCCGCGGCCAGAGCACGGCAGATCCTGAGCGGCGATGAGCTGAGCGCTGACACGGTGATCACCATGGCCGCATGGTTCGCGCGGCATGAGGTGGACAAGCAAGGCGAAGGCTTCAGTCCTGACGAGGATGGCTATCCGTCACCCGGCCGCGTTGCATGGGCTGCATGGGGCGGTGATGCAGGGCAAAGTTGGGCTAGTGCAAAGGCCGATAGAATCAAGGCAATAGAAGACAGAAGCGCTGTGGATTTTGCGCGCCCCTATCCGAATGAGCACGCGGCAAGACTGACCGATCCTGATCAGTACGATTCGCTGCGGCGCGTCAACGATGAAGGCGGTCCTGGGATTGACTTCATCTACGGCATCAAGGAAGGCGAAAGCGAGATTCAGGCAATCCGGTTCAGCAGCGCGCGGTACAGTCCATCCGAGGCGCGCGACTGGCTGGCTGAGCATGACTTCAGCCCGATCATGTTTGAAGAGGCCACCGGCGACGGCGAGCGTGCCGAACCTGGGAGCCTGAGCGTTGGTGACTTTGTCCGCTGGGATTCGAGCGGCGGCACTGCTCAGGGACAGATCGAGCGGATCGAGCGCGATGGTCAGATCGATGTGCCGAACTCTGATGTGGTGATCGAGGGCACGCCTGACGATCCTGCTGCGGTGATCCAGATCTTTCGCGAGGTTGATGGCAGTTGGGAAGACACACCGGTGCGCGTGGCTCACCGCTTCAGCACGCTGACCAAGATCTCTGCGCTGCGCAGCCTTGAGGGCAAGTATCAGCGGGCAGAGCTGACCACCTTCGACGAGGTGCAGGATCGCACCTATGAGTTCCCGTTCAGCTCTGAGTTCCCCGTTGCGCGTTACTTCGGCAACGAGATCCTGAGCCACGAGGCCGATGCGGCCAATCTGAGCCGGCTGAACGATGGCGCGCCGCTGCTGTTCAACCACAATCCTGACAAGGTGATCGGCGTGGTTGAGCGGGCGTACATCGACGGCAAACGCCGTCGCGGGTATGCCCGTGTGCGGTTCAGCCGCAACGCCTTCGCGCAGGAGATCCTGAGCGATGTGAAGGACGGCGTTCTACGGAATGTGTCCTTCGGCTATTCCATCGACAAAATGGAAGAACGAGGCAGCGGCGACTTTGTCGCAACTGCCTGGTCTCCTTATGAGATCAGCGTCGTCTCAGTGCCGGCTGACCCCGGTGTTGGGATTGGCCGATCTTTTGAGGCCGACACCCCTGCTGCTTCGGCAGCACCATCCCCTGATCCTATTCCTTCAATGGAAAACGCCACCCCTGATCTGGCCGTGGTGCAGGCCGAGGCCGCTCAGGCCGAACGGTCCCGCATCTCGGACATCACTGCCCTGTGCGACAAGCACGGCATGGCAGACCTGGGCCGGCAGTTGGTCGAGTCTGGTCGTTCAATCGACGAGGCTCGCGCTGCTGTGCTCGACAAGCTCAACATTCACCAGGAGCCCGTGACCATGCAGGCCGCCGACCTTGGCCTCAGCGAAAAGGAGAGCCGCAGCTTCTCTTTCCTTCGCGCCATCAACTATCTGTCTAACCCGACCGACCGCTCTGCCCGTGAGGCTGCTGCGTTCGAGATCGAAGCCTCTGAAGCTGCTGCTGCCAAGCTCGGCCGTCAGTCCCGTGGCATCACCATCCCTCAGGATGTGCTGCGTCGTGACCTGAACGTCGGCACTGCTACTGCCGGTGGCAACCTGGTCGCCACTGACCTGGATGCCGGCAGCTTCATCGACCTGCTGCGCAACGCTTCCGCTCTGGATCAAGCTGGCGCCACCGTGCTGACCGGCCTGACCGGCAACGTGGCCATTCCCCGCCAGTCGGGTGCTGCCACTGCCTACTGGGTGGCTGAGAGCGGCTCGCCCACCGAGAGCCAGCAGACCGTTGATCAGGTCAGCCTGACCCCCAAGACTGTTGCAGCCTTCACTGACTACAGCCGTCGCCTGATGCTGCAGTCCAGCATCGACGTTGAGAACATGGTCCGCAACGACCTGGCTCGCGTTCTTGCCCTGAAGATCGACCTGGCTGGTCTGTACGGCACCGGCAGCAACAGTGAGCCCCTTGGCCTGAAGCTGACCACCGGCATCGGGACTGAGAACTTCGCCGCTGCTGCCCCCACCTTCGAGGAAGTGGTGGCACTCGAGAGCGACGTGGCAACCGCCAACGCACTGCTCGGCAGCCCGGTCTATCTGATGAACGCTGCGATGCGCGGCGGCCTCAAGACCACCAAGAAAGATACAGGCTCCGGCCTTTTCGTGATGGAGGGCAACGAGGTCAACGGTTACCGCGGCGTCCTGTCCAACCAAGTGGCAGCTGGCGATCTGTGGTTCGGCAACTTTGCCGACCTGATCATCGGCTACTTCAGCGGTCTCGACATCATGGTCGATCCCTACAGCAACAGCACCAGCGGCACCGTCCGCGTGGTCGCAATGCAGGACGTCGACATCGCCGTCCGTCATCCTGAGTCCTTCAGCCGCGGCGCTGATACCCTCTGATCATGTTGATCAAGGTCCTACGGCAAACAATGCTGGCAGGGCAGGTGGTTCGTGTAGGAGATGTCCTTGAGGCATCTTCTACCGACGCCAAGCTACTGATCGGCATCGGCAAAGCAATCGAGACTGTCAAGGCGGCAGTCGAAACGGTTGAGGCAATCAAGCCTGAACCTGCATCAAAACCCCAACTTCCTAGACGGAGGAGTAAGCCATGACCATTCACAATCTTGGGACCAAAACTGAGGTTCTTAACTTCCTGCCCAATGATGTGGTGACAGCTACTGTCACCGCCAGCACCGCCATCGACTTGGTGGATTATGAAGGCGACATCGCCGTCATTCTTTGCGCTGAAGCCGGCGGCGCCAGCATCACCTACCTCGGCAAGCTGACCGAATCCGACACGTCTGGTGGCACTTACACCGACGTGACCGGCGGCGCGTTCACCGTCACTGCCGCCAACACCGCATCGGTTCAGAAGATCGCTGTCAACTCTGACAACATGAAGCGATTCATCAAGGCAGTGGTGACAGTTGCAGGCGGCACTGGTGCCGGCGCTGTGACGATCGTCGGCCTCGGCTCTAAAAAGTACAGCTGATGGCCTTTACGGAGGATCTCGGAATCTTCCTGGCGGACTTCGGCGTCAGCTGCACAGCTGGCGCCGTTACCGCTCTGGGCATCCTTGACATGCCCAGTCAGGTGCTGGCCAATGGCATGGTGCTCAGCACTGACTACACACTGACTGCCAAGGCTTCTGACTTTGGCACACTGACCCGCGGCAGTTCGATCACGGTCGATGCTGTGGCCTATACGGTGCGGGAGGTGATGCTGATGGATGACGGCAAGATCGTTCAACTCGGATTGCAAAAGACATGAGCGGTCCTTTTAAGATCAACACCCGCAACGCATGGACGGCACAGAACCCGGTGCTGCTGGCCGGCGAGCCTGGCGTTGAAAGCGAGACCGAGAACTTGAAGATCGGAGATGGTCGGACTGCATGGTCTGGCTTGCCTTATTTCGGCAATCCTGGTTACTGGGGGTCTTTCTGGGATACAACTTCGCAGACGGCTACGGCAAACACGCCAACACCGATCCTGCTGCGCAAGAACGACCTAGACAACCGCGGGATCAAGGTCATCTCAAACAGCCGCATCACGGTTGACCACCCTGGCATCTACAGCTTCACGTTCTCGATCCAGTTCAGCAATACTGACTCGAGCATTCATGACATCAACGTCTGGTTGCGCAAGAACGACAGCGGCGCCAGCGGTGATGTGGCCGATAGCGACAGCAGGTTCAGCATCATTGCCAGGCATGGCGCTATCGACGGCAATGTGATCGGAACGGTCAACTTCGTGCTCAGGCTGACAACAGCGGATTACATCGAGCTGATCTGGGCGACCAGCAACGCAGCTGCATACATCCATGCAGAGGCAGCCGAGACGAGCCCGTTCGCGCATCCGGGCATCCCTGGCATCATTTGCACCGTGACCCAGGTGGCCTCAGCATGACGACCCGCCGCGAGACGATCCTGGCAGCTATCGCGTCCACGCTGGCGGGGACTACCGGCGTGAGCACGCGGATCTACCGCAGCCGCGTTGAGCCGCTCACAAGAGGCGAAACCCCGGCGCTGGTGATCGAGCCGATCAGCGACAGTGCAGAACAGCTGACCAGCTTGCCGAGATTGGACTGGTCGCTGACGGTGCGGATCGCGGTGATCGTGCGCGGCAACATCCCCGACCAGGTGGCTGATGCCACGATTGAGAGCCTGCACAGCAAGCTGATGGCAGATCTGACCCTTGGCGGCTACGCGATCGACATACAACCGCAGGGCGTGAACTTTGAAATGGTCGAAGCTGATCAGCCAGCCGGCGTGATCAGTTGCGATTACCTCGTGCGCTATCGCACGAGCGTCGCTAATCTGGCCACAACATAGTGGCTACGATGGTGGACGAACACAAAGGCCAGGGCGGCAGCTATCTGGTCAATCCCAAAACCGGCAAGCGACAGCTCGTCGAGCGGACCCAGCCGGCTCCCCATCCAACTCCTGAGGTAGCCCCCAATGGCATCAGTTCTGACCCGCCGGCGCTTGATCCTGGCGAAGATTGAGACCACCTACGGCACCGACTCCAGCCCGACCGGCTCGAGCAACGCCATCCTGGTGCGCAACCTTGAGATCCAGCCACTGGTAGCCGAGACGGTGAACCGCGATCTGGTGCGTCCTTACATGGGGCAAGCCGATCAGCTGCTGGCGCAGACCCGCGTTGAGGTGAGCTTTGAAGTGGAGCTGGCTGGCTCCGGCACTGCTGGTACCGCCCCTGCTTATGGTCCGGTGCTCCGCAGTTGTGGCCTGAGCGAGACGCTGGTCACCAGCACCAGCGCCACCTACGCGCCCGAGAGCGCTGGCTTTGAGAGCTGCACGATTCACTATCACGAGGATGGCATCCGTCACAAGCTGACCGGCTGTCGTGGCACTTTTGAGATCACCGGCGAAGTCGGTCAGATCCCGGTGATCAGCTTCACCATGACGGGCATCTACAACGCGCCCACAGACGAGACACTGCCCACCCCCACCTACGCCAACCAGGCCACGCCGCTGTTGTTCAAAGAGGGCAACACGGTCAGCTTCTCGGCGTTCTCCTACAGCGGCTGCCTGCAGAGCTACAACTTCAGCATCGCCAACGACGTGATCTATCGCGAACTGGTGGGCTGCAGCAAGGAGATCCTGATCACCAACCGCGCACCCAGCGGCACGATCGTGATCGAAGCGCCGACCATTGCGGCGAAGGACTTCTTTACCATCGCCACTGGCAGCAGCACTGGCAGCATCACCTTCCAGCACGGC